ACGGTGGAACTCGCCAAGCGCAACTCCCGCCAGCGGATCGACCCGCTGATCGACGAGAGCCCCGAGCTGCGGGAGCGGGTGAAGCCCGCGCGCTCGCGCGATGCGGGCAACACGATGCTGTCGAAGGAGTTCGCGGGCGGCATCCTGATCATGACCGGCGCGAACTCGGCGGTCGGGCTACGCTCGACCCCGGCGCGCTACATCTTCCTCGACGAGGTCGACGCCTATCCGGCCTCGGCCGACGAGGAAGGCGACCCGGTGACGCTGGCGGAAGCGCGGTCGCTGACCTTCGCCCATCGGCGCAAGGTCTTCCTGGTCTCGACGCCGACGATCCGGGGCTTGAGCCGGATCGAGCGCGAGTACGAGGCGTCCGACCAGCGCCGGTTCTTCGTGCCGTGCCCGCATTGCGGCGCGATGCAGTGGCTGAAGTTCGACCGGCTGCGCTGGCAGAAGGGGCGGCCGGAAACGGCCGAGTATCTCTGCGAGGGCTGTGATCAGCCCATCGCGGAGCACCACAAGACGCGGATGCTCGAGCGCGGCGAGTGGCGCGCGACCGCCACGGCCACCGATCCGACCACCGTCGGGTATCACCTCTCGGCGCTCTACTCGCCGGTGGGCTGGCTCAGCTGGCAGCGGATCGCGCGGGCGCATGAGGTGGCACGGGGCAGCGACGAGGCGATGCGGGCGTTCCGGAACACCATCCTCGGCGAGACCTGGATGGAGACCGGCGAGGCCCCCGACTGGCAGCGGCTGGCCGACCGGCGCGAGGCGTGGGCTCTAGGCGTGGTACCCGAAGGGGGTCTGTTCCTGACGGCGGGCGCCGACGTTCAGAAGGACCGGATCGAGGTCGACGTCTGGGCCTGGGGCCGCGGGTTGGAAAGCTGGCTCGTGGACCACCTCGTGCTCGAAGGCGGGCCCGGCGATCCGGCCTGCTGGCAGCAGCTGACCGACCTGCTCGGACGGACATGGGCGCATGGGTCTGGCCAGCGGATGACGCTCGCCCGGCTCGCCATCGACACGGGCTACGAGACGAGCGCGGTCTATGCATGGTCGCGCCAGGTGGGGTTCGCGCAGGTGGCCCCGGTGAAGGGCGTAGAAGGGTTCACGCGAACGAGCCCGGTGACTGGGCCGACCTATGTCGATGCCACCGTCGCCGGCAAGCGGCTCAGGCGCGGGGCCCGGCTCTGGACCGTGGCCACCTCGACATTCAAGGCCGAGACCTATCGCTTCCTGCGGCAGGACCGGCCGACGAGGGAAGAACAGGCGGCGGGCGCGCTGTGCCCGCCCGGCACGATCCACCTGCCGGACTGGGCGGACGGAGAATGGCTCAAGCAGCTCGCCGCCGAGCAGCTGGTGACGGTACGCACGAAACGCGGCTTCGCGCGGCTCGAATGGCAGAAGCTCCGCGAGCGCAACGAGGCGTTGGACACCCGGGTCTATGCCCGCGCGGCGGCGTGGATCGCGGGCGCAGATCGCTGGCCCGAAGCACGCTGGGCGGATCTGGAAGCACAACTCGGTGTGGCGAAGCAGCGCGCGCCCGAAGCCGGTCCGGCAACGGCGCCGGCCGTCCCGACACGACCTATGCCGCGCCGGCGCACGGTGCGCTCGAGCTACATGAGGTGACTTGATGGCCACGGCCGCAGAGCTCCGCGCCCGCCGCGACGCGCTCACCGTGCAGCGGTCCTCGGGGGTGGCGCGGGTCAGCTATGACGGCAAGACGGTCGACTATCGCAGCGTCGCGGAGATCGATCGGGCCATCGAGGCGCTGGATCGCGAGATCGCCGCAGCCGAGGGACGGCGGATCATCCGGCAGGTCCGCGTGACGACGGCGAAGGGGCTCTAAGCCATGGGCCTCTTCGACCGCTTTCGTCGCCGCTCGACCGGTGGCCCTGCTGCCGTGCGCGCCCGGCTCGAAGGCGCCATGGCGAAACGTCGGCTGCGCGGCTGGAACCCACCGCTCGAGAACATCAATGCGCTGGTTGCCTCTGGCGGCCCGCGGCTTATGGCGCGATCGCGCGAACTGGTGGTTACCAACGGCTATGCCGCCAATGCCTGCGAGGCCTTCGCCGCGAACCTCGTCGGCGACGGGATCAAGCCGTCCTCGCTGATCGGGGACGCCAGACTTCGAGACCAGGTGCAGCGGCTCTGGCTCGCCTGGACCGACGGGGCCGATGCGGATGGGTTGACCGACTTCTACGGCCTGCAGGCCATGGTTGCCCGCGAGATGTTCGTGGCCGGCGAGTGCTTCGTCCGGCTGCGTCCGCGCCGTGCCGAGGACGGGCTGCTGGTCCCGCTCCAGCTGCAGCTTCTCCAGTCCGAGATGCTGCCCTTCGAGAAGACCGAGACGGCGGCCAACGGAAACCGCATCCGCTGCGGGATCGAGTTCGACGCAATCGGGCGGCGCGTGGCCTATCACTTCCGCCGCCGCCATCCGGGCGACAGCACCGATCAGGGGGCGGTCATCCCGGAGACGGTGCGCGTGTCGGCCGCCGATGTGCTGCACATCTACCGCCCCATCGACGCGGGCCAGATCCGGGGCCTGCCGCATATCGCACCGGCGATGGTGCGTCTGTTCCTGCTCGACCAGTACGATGACGCCGAGCTCGACAGGAAGAAGACCGCGGCGATGTTCGCGGGGTTCATCACCAAGACCGCGCCGGAAGAGCCGATGATGGGCGAGGCGGAGGCGGATCTGGACGGCGCGGCCATCGCGAGCCTCGAGCCCGGCACGATGCAGGTGCTGCTGCCGGGCGAGGATGTGAAGTTCTCGTCTCCGGCCGATGTCGGCAGCAGCTACGAGGCGTTCCAGTACCGGACGTTGCTCTCGGTCGCGGCCTCGCTGGGGCTGCCCTATCACCTCGTCACCGGCGATGTCCGGCAGGCGAACTACTCGAGCCTCAGGGCCGAGCTCGTCGAGTTCCGCCGCCGCATCGGCCAGCTGCAGCACGGCGTGATCGTGCACCAGTTCTGCCGCGCGGTCTGGCTGCGCTGGCTCGAGACGGCGGTGCTGTCGGGCGCGCTCGATGCCGATCCGGCAGAGGTGCGGCCGGTGCAGTGGATTCCGCCGCGCTGGGACTGGGTCGATCCGCTGAAGGACATCCAGGCGCAGGTGCTGGCGATGGAGGCCGGCATCACGTCGCGGCGCAAGGTGGTTGAGGCCACCGGCTACGACATCGAGGAAATCGACCGCGAGAACGCCGCCGACGCAGCCCGCGCAACGGGCCTTGGCCTGCGCTACCGCACGAGCCCCGGCGAGACGCAAGGCGCCCGCGCGACACCGGCGACGCGGCCGGACCCGGGCGCCGGCAACGACACGGACGACGGTGCGGCAGCAACCGATCCGGCCACCGAACAGGAGTGACGACATGGCAAGCTGGTATGCGATCCGCGCCCGGGGGACCGGCGCGGAAGTGGCGATTTATGACGAGATCGGCGCCTACGGGGTCTCCGCGAAGGGCTTTCTGGCCGAACTGGGTGCGCTGCCCGAGGGCACGCCCGTCGATCTGCGGCTGAACAGTCCCGGCGGATCGGTCTTCGACGCGGTGGCGATCCACAACGCGCTGAAGCGCCACGAGGGCCCGGTAACGGTCTGGATCGACGGCATCGCCGCCTCGGCTGCCTCCTACATCGCCATGGCGGGCGACGAGATCGTCATGCCCGAGAACGCCTTCCTGATGATCCACGACCCCGCCGGCCTCGTGATGGGCACGGCCGAAGACATGCGCGCCATGGCCGAGGCGCTCGACAAGGTGAAGGGCAGCCTCGTCTCGGGCTACGCCGCGAAATCCGGCCGGACGCCGGAGGATGTCTCCGCGCTGATGGCCGCCGAGACCTGGTTCGACGCGTCGGACGCGGTGGCGCAGGGCTTCGCCGACCGGCTGATCGAGCCCATCCGGATCGCCGCGCGCTTCGACATCGGCCGCTTTCGCAACGCGCCGCCGGACTTGGTTGAAGCTATCGAAGCCGAGCCGGAGCCCAACGCTGAGAGCGACGGCCGGGAGATCGAAGCGGACGAGGATACCGACGCCGTCGCCGAAGGCGACCCGGTCGAGGGCGCCGAGGACGAGCCGGCCGCCGCCTCCGACGCCCCGCGGCCGTCGGCCGAGACGCCGCCGCCCAGTGGCGCGCCGCCGGACCCGGACGCGATCCGGGCAGAGGCCATCGGGCATGCCCGCGCCGTGGTCGATCTCTGCCGTCTCGCGGGCCAGCCGCAGATGGCCGGCCGCTTCCTTGAACAAGACGCCAGCCTCGACGAGGTGCGCGCCGCGCTCCTTGCCGCGAAGGCAGAGGCCGAGCCCGAAATCGCGCCGCATCACCCGCAGCCCGGCCGCTCCTCGGCCGCACGCCCTTGGGGCGAGGTCGTCGCCCGCACCTTCAAGCTGAAAGGATGACACCATGACCACGCTGGTCGAAGGCACGCACCCCGGCGGCTTCCTCGTCTGGGAAGCCTTCCGCGACTACACCCGCGAGACGATCACCGTCGCCGCGGGTACGCTCGAGCCCGGCACGGTGCTGGGCAAGATCACCGCGTCCGGCAAGTACGCCGCCCACGACCCGGCCGCCGTCGACGGCACCGAAACCGCCGTTGCGGTGCTCTGGGGCAAAGCGGATGCGAGTGCCGGCGATGCACCGGCCGTCGCGATCGTCCGCGGGCCCGCCATCGTCAACCGCCACGACCTCGTATTCGCCGGCACGCCCAGCGAGGGCGAGATCGCGGCCACCCATACCGCGCTCCTCGCCGCGGGCATCCTCGTCCGCTGACCCAATCCCGACAGGAGGCATCAATATGGCCACCATGGACATCTTCGAAGGCGATGCCTTCACCATCGTCGAGCTCACCCGTGCGCTCGAGAACATCCCCTACAAGCCCGCGCTGCTTTCTGGCTCGAACCTCTTCAGCCCGCGCGGTGTGCGGTCGCGGACCGTCGTGATCGAGAGCCGGGACGGCACGCTGTCGCTGATCCCGTTCTCCGAGCGCGGCTCGGCCTACGAGCAGCAGGTGCCGGACCGGCGCGAGATGCGCGCCTTCGTCTGCCGGCAGTTCAAGAAGCAGGACGTGCTCTGGGCCTCCGAGATCCAGTCCGTCCGCGACTTCGGCTCGGAGAGCGCCACCCAGCAGGTCCAGACCGAAGTGGCCTACCGGCTCCGCAAGCTCCGCCAGGACGCCGAGACCACCTTCGAATACCACCTGCTGAACGGCATCCAGGGGCTGGTGAAGGACCCGAAAGACCACGCGACGGTGATCAACTACTTCACCGAGTTCGGCATCACGCCGGCGGCCGAGATCGACTTCGACCTCGACAACGGGAGCCCCGCCTCGGGGGCGCTGCGCAAGCAATGCCAGGCGCTGATCGAGAGCGTGGAGGAGTCCATGGGCGGTCTCTCGGCCGGCGCCGTGCAGGTCCGCGCCGAATGCGGCTCGGCCTTCTTCGCCGATCTCGTGGCCCACAAGGAGGTGCGGGAGACCTATCTCAACACCGC